GCTGGATGTGGTAATGAAACATAAAGATTATATGAAATTAATGAAAACTCCATTTGAAGAGTTATCAGAAGAAGACCAAAAGAAAAGAAAAAAAGAGTTTCACAGAAGGTTGGATGTATGTCAGATGTTTGTTACTGGTATGATTAAGGGTTATGTTAATGATGATATAGGTGAATTAATGGAAGATGATGATCCTATGAAAGAAAGTGTAGAGTTACTTAAACTTAAAATAAATGAAGTTGAAGGAGTATCATAAATGAAACAACTTACAGAAAAACAAATAATAGAAAATTGGGAAAAGTTATTACAACTTATCAGAGATACATTTGATGAACCAAGATGTCAAAGGTTATTAGATATGTATGATTACTTTGAAGATAGAATGCCGATAGCACCAGCTAGTGGTAAAGCTCACTTTCACAATGCTATGGCAGGTGGTTATGTGGCGCATGTATTGCATGTGATAGATTGTTCTATTCAAATTAAAAAGATGTGGGAGTCTAATGGTGCTGAGATTAACTTCACCGATGAAGAACTTATATTCGCTGCTATGCATCACGACTTAGGAAAGGTGGGTGACTTAAATCAAGACTATTATATCCCACAAGACTCCGAATGGCATCGTAAGAATAAAGGTGAAATATTTAAACATAATCCGAATCTTCAATACATGACCGTTACCGACCGAGCTATTTTTCTCTTAAATCACTTCGGTGTTCAAATGTCGGAATGGGAATATATCGGTTTACGTTTAACTGATGGTTTATATGAGGAAGCGAATAAACCTTACTATATGTCGTACAACCCAAATTGGCAACTAAAATCAAATATAGCATATATACTTCATCAAGCAGACTCTATGGCGACACATATCGAATACGACCAATGGATGAGACAAGACGAAGAATACAATACCAAACTCGCTACTAATATGAAAAAAGCAGTTGAACCAAAAACTGAAACTAAACAACCATCATCTAAATTAAGTGAAAAATCAAAAGATTTATTTGATGAACTCTTTGGAGAAAAGTAAATGTTTTTAGAAATAATGCTTGTATTAATGGTTCTTTTGTTCGTAACTTCTTGTTATGTAATATGGAATTTAAATGCCAAACAAGAAGTATTAGAAGATTGGATAGTAGATTTTATGGAAACAGTAGAAAAAATTCAATTTGATTTGAAAAAGATAGATTACAGAGGTTCATTTGAATCGGATGATGAGACTGGCGTAATATTTAATGAAATAAAAAACATAGTAAAACAATTAGATAACTTTAAAGGAGAAGAACAATAATGGCTACAGCAGCGATATCAGGTTCAGCAGTTAAGAAAAAAAGAAAAAGAAAAAAGAAGGGTAAAAATTATTACTTTCATCAGGGAACTGAGAAGGCTATAATTCGTTATAATAATAGCGACAATGCTCATTTAAAGAACAAAATATACAATGAACATATAAGAGCTGCTTTTGATAAGTTGGCTGAGAATATCATTCATACATTTAAGTTCTACTATTTTGATGTATCCTCTGAAGAAGTAAAGAATGAAGTAGTATCTTTTTTAGTTCTGAATATGCATAAATTTAAAGAAGGTAAGGGAAAAGCTTTCTCATACTTTAGTATAGTAGCTAAAAACTATTTAATTCTTAACAATAATAAGAACTATAAGATGGGTAAAATTCACGATAAGTTAGATGTGATGGATTACAGAAGAAATATAATAAGTGAAATCACAGATAAAGAAAAAAGTGAAGTGAATAATATGTTCACAGACGAGTTAGTCAGATATTGGGAACACAATTTAACTAATATATTCAAAAGAGATAAAGATATTAGAGTTGCTGATTCTGTATTACATTTATTTAGAATAAAACAGAACATAGAAAACTTTAATAAGAAAGCTCTTTACATTCTTATTCGTGAGATGACAGGTTCTAACACTCAGCACATTACTCGTATTATTAATGTGATGAAGAAATACAATAATAGATTGTACACGGAATTTGAAAAAGAGGGTGTAGTTGATATATCATATACAGGATCTTTAGTTAGATAAAAAAAAGGGGAGTAAAACTCCCCTTTTTTGTTTTAGAACTACTTACGAAACAAACCCACCAACACCAACAACGCGACTAATCCAGCAAATCCAGATTCGCCGAATTGATTGATTATAGATGTCAGGTTACCAATAACGTTGACGCCAAAGACACCAGTTCCGAATATTACTTCAGATACAGCACCTATAGCTACAAAAGACATCATAAGATGAGCTAAGTCATCTATATAGCCTTTTATCATTGTTATTATTTCCTTCATGTTTATTCTCCATTAGTTAACAAAAAAGGGAATCTCACCCTATATATAAATATCATATATATTTATCAAAAGTTAAAAATGAAGATATTTATATATGTAATACAGTTCTATAATAATTCAGAGGAAAATAATGGCAAACGAATATGAAATATTTAAGGGTAAGTCATTATCAGACTTATTCAAAGATATATATGATAATACTACAAGAAATAAAGAACAATTAGAAGTTCTTATGAAAGAAGTTGTTGGTTTTATAAAGGATGGCGATACTGCTGTTCAAATTATTCCTATGTTGAAAGAATATTTAGAAATCAATGTAAAGAATGATGACCAATTGGTAAAGGTAGCCGCTATTGTACAGCGTATAATAGCTTCTGAATCTAAAGGTGGTTCGGAAGATGAATTTGGTTTATCAGAGAAAGAAAAGGAACAACTTATGAGTGCAGTAGAAGAAGTTGCTGCAGATGCACAAAAACATTCGGATAAAATAACAGAAGAAGAAAAAAACATATTTGAGAATTAAATATGCAACCAGGATATAGAAAAAAAACTAAAACCATTCCTACAGATAGAAATTCTACTGGCTTTATTAATAAAAATCAAGCTGAAGATTTAATTAAAGAATATATTAGTCAAGAAGAATTTTATGAAATAGAACCTGCTATTGTTTTAAAATGTTATGTAGATGATCAAGCTTCAGATTTTCCAACTAAAACATTACCAGATAATACTGTAATTCCAGATTATAGTATGTTGGGTGCTGTGAGAGTTAGGTTATTACATTCACAAAATAATAATGAACATTTAGATACTCTAATAAGACCTTTATCTTCACATATTGTACAATATCCGTTAAGGGGTGAAACGGTAAATATAGCAAATTATAATGGTGTGCTTTATTATTCTAATCCATTAAATAAATATGGATTGGTTAATATGAATAGAGGATCAAAAGCTATGGCTGATGGTACAGTTATGTATAGCTATACTAAATATAATAGACCAGTAGCAGTGCAACTGGGAGATACAGTTGTCCAAGGTAGATATGGCCAGTCAATACATTTTGGGAGTGATCAAAATCACATTAAACCTTATATGAAAATTACAGTTGGTCAAAATGATATTCCCCCAAAGGAAAAAGTATCATGGAAGCATTATCCGCATGTGGAAAAAATAAATATAGATGAAGCTAGTATTCACATTATGACTAATCAACATATACCTTTAAAAACTGCTTCTCCAAGTAAAGTAAAAGCTATGCAATTAGGTGGATTTGATGAATCAGCCATAGTTATAAATGCGGATTCTATGGCTTTAAACTCTAAAAAAGAATCTGTTTCTTTATTCGCGAATAAATATGCTAATATATCAGCTAATACTGGAATAAATTTAGAAACAGAGTTTGGTAAAATTTATCTTGGCGATGTGGATACTATGAATACTGTAGTGAAAAGTCAAGAACTTAAAAAGACTTTAAATGTATTGGTTACGGCTTTGATAACTTTTGCAAATAAAATATTTCCTAAAGGAGAACAATCTTCAGACCAAAATGAAACTATAAATAATATTATAAAAACACTTACTGAAATAAAAGAACAGGATTTAATGCCCGAGTCTGATGCAAGTTTTGCAAGTAAAAGAGTTTTTATAGCAAATGAACTTGATGAGGATAATAAAGAAAAGGGAAATAGTACATGGGATGATTTTCCATGGGAAGATTTTCCAGCTGAAACTGAATATGAAGAAATAGAAGATGTAGAAACTATATACTATGAGACAGAAAAAATAACAGCAGCTGCAGGAGTTAGAGGATAATGGGTTTAGGTGATAGTCTTAGAAATTTTATAAAAAATGAAATAATTGGAAAACTTGATGATCTTAAAAAGGGAGTATCAGCATTATCTACTGCGATGAAAATGGGTGGTTATGAAGAAGAAGCAGCTGAGGCTGATAAGTTAATAAAACAAATAAATGATATTAAAAAACAAAAAACTAAATTAACAAATCTAAAAAAGCAGGTTGATGGATTTTTAAAGAGAGCTAAATCAGCTAAACAAGCTGCAGAAAAGTTAAGAGAAGCAAATACTGTAGCTTCAGCTTTGAATCCAGCTGCAGCTGCTATAACTTTGGTTCAAGAAAAATTAATAAAAAAATCAGAAGATGAAATGAAAGATTTGGGTAGTGTTGTAGATATTGTTGATCCTACAGTACAAGAAATTGATATCGCTGTAGTTGATATGGAAAGTGAATTAAATCAAGCTAAAAAAGATCAAGAAGATATGAAACAGAATAAAAAAAATAGAGATGAAATGCTTGGTAGAGGTTAATTTAAATAAGTTTATATTTATAATAAATACAGGAGTTGAAAATGGCTAAATCAACAAGTAAGATAGTAAGTTTAATTAGAGAAATAGTTAGACAAGAAGTTAAAAAAGAGATAAATGAGATATTTATTAAAGAAGGTATAAAATCCATGAGTCAAAATGTATCCACAAAAAAAGATACTGTTATGGAAGTGTTGCCTAAAAGAAAATCCAAACCTAAAAAAGAAGTTACATACACAAAAAATCCTGTGTTAAATGATATTCTAAATGAAACTGCTAGAGCTGGAGAAATGGATGAGTATCCAACATTAGGTGGTGGAACATTTGATACTTCAAAAATGGCACAAGCTTTGGGGTATGGAAATGATATGATTGGTAGTGATGAAGCCAAAAGAGAAATAGCCGCTGTACAAACTGCGCAAGCAGCAGGTGCTGATACATCAAATAAAGCAGTTCAAGATGTGATGAGTAATTTAACAAAAGATTACAGAGGTGTAATGAAAGCTTTAGATAAAAGAGATGGGAAACAATAATGTCAATAGTTGAAAAAGATTTAAATCCAGATACCTTTATTGGAATTGCTTTACCATTACAACATGGTAGTCAAGGATTTTTTGATAAAACAAAAACAATGCTTGAACAAACAAAGTCTAATATAAGAAATTTATTATTAACTATAAAGGGTGAAAGGTTAGGTAATCCTACATTTGGTAGTGATTTAATGAGAATTATTTTTGAGCCTGATGCTGGAAATATAAATGATAGAATAGAAGAGTCTATTAGATCATCAATAGCTGAGTGGTTGCCCGCAGTAAATATTAGAAATGTAGAAATATCAACTTCTGCGCAAAATCCTCATATGAAAGTTGCTAAAATATTGTTCACAATAAGCTCTGGTACAGAAGTTGTTGAGTTAGAATTAAATGGTCAGTCCTAAGTGGAGAGAATAAATGCCATATAGTCAAAATAAAAAATCAGTAAAGGAAGTTAGATATTTAAATAAAGATTTTAGTTCATTTAAATCCAATTTAATTGAATTTGCTAAAATATATTTTCCAAATACATATAACGATTTTAATGAATCATCACCTGGTATGATGTTTATTGAAATGGCATCGTATGTTGGGGATGTTCTTTCGTATTATATAGACAATCAATTTAAAGAAAGTTTATTGGCATTTGCAGAAGAAAAGAGAACTGTATATAATATGGCTCAATCTTTTGGTTATAAACCAAAATTAGCATCACCATCATACGGAGAAATTGATGTATATCAAACTGTTCCAGCTTCAACATCAGGAACTGGAGATAACTTTGTTAGTAAACCAGATTTAAACTATGCTATGAAAATTGGTACTGGAATGCAGCTTAAATCTGAAACTGGGATAACTTTTAGAACAACAGAAGATGTAAATTTTAAATTTTCAAGTTCATACGACCCTATGACTATATCTGTTTACGAAAGTTCAGATAATGTTCCTGTTAGTTATTTACTTAAAAAATCAGCAAAAATTGAAAGTGGTGAGGTAGCTATTGAAAGATTTAATTTTAATGCTGCTGAAAAATACTCTAGCATTTCTTTAACGCCGCAAAATGTTACAGAGATAATATCTGTTACAGATGATGATGGTAATAATTGGTATGAAGTTGATTTTTTAGCACAGGATACTGTATTTACAGATGAAGAAAATTTAAATACAGAAGGTAATGATAATTATGCGGATGCTGACCAAGCACCATATTTATTAAAATTATTAAAAACTGCAAGAAGATTTAAAACTTTTATAAGAACAGATGGTAGGACTGAGTTAAGATTTGGAGCGGGTACTTCTGATTCTCCTGATGAGGAGATTGTACCTAATCCTGATTCTGTCGGTTCTTCTTTACCAGGCTCGCCATCTAAGTTAGGTCAAGCATTTGATCCTTCTAATTTCTTAAATACAAGAACATATGGTCAAGCACCATCTAATACTACATTGGTTATTACTTATAGATATGGTGGTGGTGTAAATCATAATGTTAGAG